CCGCAATGCAAAGTTCAGACATTGATCATTCTTATGAGGAAGACGAGATGGATTGGAATGGAGGTAGTGACAACGCCGACAGTGGAAACACTGTGGGTCAGAAGTGTGTCCCCTTTATCCCTATTTCGTTTGTGTCTGGTGGTTATTTAGATGACGAAGTTGAAGATATTCCTGATCCTGTCGATGAGATGGTTGAACGAGTTAAGTGCCTTAAGGTTGATGACCTGGGTACTGCCGACAAGATTCAGATGTCCAAGTGGTTGTATGAGCTAAGGCAATCCCTTAGCAATATGAGCTTGGAGCCAACAACAAGACGCTTAACCCAAGAGTGGAGGCTGCAGTTTTTACTGGCCTTCATGTGTCAAATAGTGGGAGCGTCCGCTTTCGATATGTCATATACCAGTGCGTTTTGTATACTGGCTGGCATATTGTCAACTGTTTTTATTGCACTCATGATTATTCTCGCTGTATGTGCCATAGTCCTTGTTTGGACGGCCATGATTGGAGCGATTTTGTACATGTTTGTGGTCCCCGCAAGGTTGTTCATTGATAAGCTGTTAGCTGGATATGATAACCTTGTCTGGTGGTGGAAGGTGAGAACAGTTGTTAATGCTGTGATAGGAGTAGGTAACGTCGCCCAAGGCGTTAAGCAAGCTTTTAGCTCCGATGTGTGTAACATGGAGCCACAGCATCGTGGCCCGCAAGTTCAGCGATATAACAAATTCGCTGTTCTGGCCTCGACCTTTTTAGCGACGATAGCCTTCATAGGAATTCCCCTGTTTGGTTTTGCGAAGGCAAACAAGTGGATGGATCCAATGTTGCGCATGTTAGAGCGAGTTCCGTATGTCACGTGGTTTATCGATTGGTTGTCAGCTTATGCAACTGGTGATGCCTCGGCAGATGATATACCTGATGGTATAGGAGAGATCAGAGATGGTCACGGACTCAGCTTTAATGGTAAAGATCAGAGTCGTCGCGGGTTATGCCCAGATTGTGATAGCTTTTTGTGTCGGTGCGATCCCCTTGATGAGGAGGAAGATAGGAAACATCTACCCCCAGAGGAAGGAGCGACGCCTGAGACTTTGCGTGCTTTGTCCCAAGAGCAGATGCAAGAGCACAAAGAAAGTTATGATCATTTGAAGAAAACGCATGGTAAGGACCTTAGTGTGGGGTCATTATCATTTTCTAATGATGGGCCATTGAAGGCAAACGATCGTCCGGCTGGGTTGCAAGTGCCCCCGAAAGCCCCGACCCCGTTCTCGTATTACGATGAGTGTCGCATTTGTTGGCGCTATTTGAAGCCCAAAGGTAATAGTATGTGTATACGTTGCCGGGAGGAGTTCGATAGCGATAAGAAACGCAATGTGGATAAAGGTAAGGAACGAGACGATCGCCCTGCCCCGGATTTGTCTAAAGCCACTGATGCTGCAATTGACCGTATTCAGCGGAAGGTTATAGCCACTCAGATAGAGAAAGCTCAGGAAGAGTTCGATAAGGCAGATAAAGGGAAAGAGTTGGAAGACTTACCACCCTTGGATGACTCTGTTCCAGAGTTGTCGCCGGAAACTGCTGCTGAGATGGAGAAAGCCTTTGAAGAGTCATTTGCTATTGCACAAAATGGTGGTGAACCTGAAAAGGAGTTAGTCAGGCAAGTTGATTGGGCAGAGGAAGTGGAAGATGCAGTGCGCCAAGGCGAATTGGTTCCTGAAGTAGTTCCACCTAAGCCTGGGAGTCGTAGACCTAGAAGACAGGTTAAGCCCAGTAATGAGGCGCGCCTGGCTAGGAAAACTAAGAACTCTAAAAAGAAGGAGAGTCGCAGGCATAAGATGGTCCAGCAAGGATGGTCTTTTAGTGACTTTCTCTTCCCTGCTCTTAAGAAAGGGACGCAGTATGCCTCAGAGGGATCTGATGGTTCTGTTACCCCTCCTCCTCCAGCACCGCTACCGGTAGATCAATGGTATGAGCAGTTTTTGCCCAGTGATAGTTTCTCCGAGCGAGTGAGTGGTTGGTTTGATGCAAGTGTAGGTTTCGTGAAGGAACATAAAGCAACAGTAGGCTTAGTTGCTACTAGCCTTTTTGCGCTCCTCGGAGCGGCAGTTGCTGCAGGATACATTTGCAAGGACGATGATGAGGATACCAACAGTTGGAGTCTTGAAGGAGGAATTGAACGTAAGAATAAGTCTGGTCGCGGAGCAAGACGAGACCAGCGTCGATTAAGGTTCAAGCAGACTCCAAAGGTCCGCCAGTTGTTCAGACCAAATGAGCAACATAAGAAAGCTTCTGGTGGAACTGAAGATGTTGATGATATTCAAGGAGTTGATTATGAACAGACGTATGACCTTGACATGCCAAGTGAAGTCAAAGAGAAATCACGAAAACGTCAGTTAGTTCAGTCAACGAGGCAGAGGATGTTTAATAATGAGTGTATTCATTATAACACCTGCCCCAAGCAACTTCCAGTGAGTGCAAAAGATTTGTGTGGTGAAAATTGTGGTGGTCACAATTGTATTCATTTCGCAGGTTGTCAAACTCCTCAGGTTAAAGAATGTATCCATTATAGTACCTGCCCCAAGAAACTCCCAGTAAGTGCGAGT